GACAGGAAGCAAGATAATCTTTAGAGGTATCAAGACATCAAGTGGCGACCAGACTGCAAACCTTAAATCTCTGCAAGGTATTACAACTTGGGTAGTAGATGAAGCTGAGGAACTAACAGACGAACAGAAGTTTGATACTATAGACTTATCAGTAAGACAACAAGGTAAACAAAACAGAGTTATCCTAATACTAAACCCAACTACCAAAGAACACTTTATATACACACGCTTCTTTGAAGATAGAGGTGTACAAGAGGGTAGCAATACAACAAAAGAAAACACTACCTACATACACACCACATATATAGACAACATAGACAACCTATCTAAAAGCTATATAGACCAAATAGCACAGATGAGAGAAAGACGACCAGAGAAATACAAACAACAGATGTTAGGTGCTTGGATGTCTAAAGCTGAGGGTGTTATATTTAGCAACTGGACTATAGGAGAGTTTAAAAGAAGTAGCGTAAGTGTGTGGGGTCAAGATTATGGTTTTGCTGCTGACCCATCTACATTAGTTGAGGTAAACATAGACAAAGCTAATAAAACAATATATCTAAAAGAGTGCTTTTACTTGCCAAGACTTACAACATCACAAATAGCAGACTTAAACCAGAAACACGCAAGAGATGGTTTGATAGTAGCTGATAGTGCAGAGCCAAGACTAATAACAGAACTTAAAAGACATTGTAACGTAAAGCCAAGTATAAAAGGTCAAGGAAGTGTTACATACGGAATAAGCTTATTACAAGACTATGACTTAGTGGTAAGTCCAGATAGTACAAACCTCATCAAAGAACTAAACAACTATCGCTGGTTAGAACGCAAAAGCAATACACCAATAGACAAATACAATCACTTGATAGATGCAGTTAGATACGCTGTAGGCTATCAATTACAAAATCCTAATAGAGGTAAGTATATTGTTCACTAAAATAATTTAAAAACGTTTATATATTAGTATGAAAGTTAATCTAAGAATACCGACAACTTTAAATGATGTAACTCTAAAACAATACCAAGAGTTTGCAAAGTTAGAAAACAAGTTAGATGATACAAATGATTCTACAATACAACTAAAGATAGTAGAGATATTTTGTAATGTTCCAGAGATAGTAGTAAGGAATATGAAAGCAACAGATATTGCTGAGGTCTGTGAAATCATAAATACTATGTTTGATGCACAACACCAGCTTATAAATAGATTTACACTTAATGGTGTGGAGTATGGGTTTATACCAGAGTTAGATGATATGAGCTTTGGAGAGTATATGGACTTAGATACCTTTATAGGCGATAATGATAATTTACATAGAGCAGTAAATGTATTGTTCAGACCAATAGAACACAAGAGAGGGCATAGATACAAGCTAAAAGACTACGACCCAGATACAAGCGAAGATGCTAAAGATTTTCCTTTAGATGCAGTATTAGGTGCAATAGTTTTTTTTTACAATTTAGGCAAGGACTTATCTCTGGTTATGATGAACTCTTTGGAGAAGAAGAACGAGATAGCTTTAGCTCAGCATCTGCTTTCTCATCCAAATGGGGATGGTTTAACGCACTCTATGGAATCGCTAACGGAGATATTACAAAATTTGAAAATATCACTAAACTAAACGTACATCAATGCTTAACGTATTTAGAGTACACAAAAGAGAAAAACGAAATAGAATCAGCAAGAATTAAAAACAAGTTTAAATGAGCCAAACAGGGATAAGAGGATTTTACCAATTAACAGAAACTATTAAGACACAGCTTTTAAGTGATGTTAATGTAAACACAGTTACAACAGGGGATATATTTGATATAGACTTATCTAAGCAAAGCATATTTCCTTTATGTCATATTATCATAAACAACGTTACAACACAAGAACAAGTATTGTTGTTTAACATAACTGTTATGGCTATGGATATAGTAGACGAGAGTAAGAAAGAAACAACAGACATATTTAGAGGTAACAACAACGAGCAAGATGTACTTAATACACAATTAGCAGTATTAAATAAGTTAGTAATGGTATTACGCAGAGGTACGCTATATAGTGATAAGTTTCAATTAGAAGGAGATGCAACCTTAGAGCCTTTTTATGAAAGGTTTGATAATAGACTTGCTGGGTTTGCTGCTACTATGGATATTGTAATACATAATGATATTACTATATGTTAGCAGATAAGTATTTAAGGGATGAGCTAAATAAGTTTGCTAAGTATGTTATACAACAATCAAGGACAAACTTGACTAAAGGTGCTTCTCCTTATGGTACTTTCAATAGTACTAAAGAGTTATATAATAGTTTAGATTTTGATATAGATACAAAAGGAGATACAACATCACTATCATTTGAAATGGCAGATTATGGTAAATTTAAAGATAGGGGTGTAAAAGGTACAAAATCTAATTATATAGAAAATAAACAATCTCCTTATAGTTTTAAATCAAAAGGTGGTAAGAGAGGTTTAAAAGGTATGCCACCACCAAAGGCATTTGATAAGTGGATAGTAAGAAAAGGCTTAAAGGGTATTAGAGATAAAAAAGGTAGATTTTTGTCAAGAAAAACTTTACAGTTTTTAGTTGCTAAAAGTGTTTTCGAAAAAGGAATGAAAGCAAGTATGTTTTTTACAAAGCCTTTTGCTGCTGCATTTAAGAGATTGCCAGATGAATTAGTAGAAGCATACTCAATAGGAATAGAAAAACAAATACAAGTAAACATAAGCAAATGAGCAAGATAAACGCAAGAAGTCCATTTTACATATCAGTAACTGCAACTAATTTAACAAGCTGTAAGTTAGAGTTGTTTATATATACAGGAACACAAACAACTAACAGACCAACAACAGCTACTTATACACTACAATCATTTGCAGTAGAAGAAAGATGTACTTTTGAAATAGCTGAGTTAGTAAGAGATTACTTTACTAATACATTTGACGGAGATTATGCAACTGAGATACAATGGGTAGATTATAGAACTACAAATACAATACAAAATACAGAAGGCTCTGCAAGTAGCTTTACACAACTAAAAGGTTTTTATGGTTATGGCTTTTTTGAAGATGGTGTAAACCCAACTAACAATCAAGGTCTTTTACAATCTAATACAACAATAGTAAAGTTAGATGATGCACCAGCTACAATAGCAGTAGACACCTCAACAACAACTCAAGTAACATATGAGCTAAACGGACAACAAGTATATACTAAAGCTATTAGTTCAAATTCAGTATCTACAACACAAATAGAATACGTTACAAATGGTATAAATGGCTCTGATGAGTTTGAGGATAGAGTAATACAAGCTGGTGGTACTTTTGAGGGTAGTTCTTGTTTAGATGCTTTTAGTAATGAGTTTACTTTATTTGACTTTGACACGATATATGTAGATACTACAAGTGGTGTAACTAAGCTAACTGTAAAGAATGAAACTGAATGTAAGTTTACACCATACAAAATAACATTTATAAATAAGTTTGGTAGCTTACAAGATATATGGTTTTTTAAACGTACTAACGAAGCACTAACAACTAAAACAGAAAAGTTTAAGAGAAACATAATTAGCAATGCTACTTATAATATAAGCAACCATCAAGATAAAACACTTACTAAGAATGGTAAAGAGAAACTAACACTAAACACAGGATATTATCCAGAGGCTTATAACGAAGTATTTAAAGAAATGCAATTAAGTGAGGATTGTTGGATAGAGATAGATTCTAAGACATTACCGATACAAGTAACAAGTAGCTCTTTAGCATATAAGACACAACTAAACGACAAGATAATAAATTACACAATAGAAGTTGAATTTGCTTTTGACACTATAAACAACATACGTTAATGCAGATAATAGAACTATACATAAGAGATGGTATTAGATATTATGGTAATGCTACATCTACCTCAACTAATAACTTAGTAGATGCAAACGCTGATTTTACAAGTACAGTTAAAGTAGGCTATATAGCTTTTAATGAAGTTGATAACACATCTGCTAAAGTTACTTCTGTATCTGCAACTACATTAGGTTTATCTGATGATATATTTACAGTTAATGAGCCTTACTTATTAATGAGTGATTATCAAAGGTTAGATTTATTTAAAGATGAAAGTGTAAGCATTACAGATAGTGTAAAGAACGTAAAAGATGTAGCTAAGATATTTACTCCTTTTTCTCAACAGTTTAATGTACCAGCTTCTAAGCATAACTCTAAGATATTTAGACATTATCAAGATAGTGATATATTAGATAGCTTTGATGCGAGATATAAAGCAGATGCACTTATAAAATTAAACGGAGTAGATTACAAGAAAGGTAAGATAAGATTAAATAGCGTATCACTAAAAGACAATAAGCCACACTCTTATAAACTTATTTTCTTTGGCGAAACAGTAGGCTTAAAGGACTTATTAGGAGAAACTATGTTAAGTGGTCTTAACTATGATTCAAGCTTAAACTTTGCTTATAGCCACGCAGTAATATATCCTAAATTTACAGCCTTAGATGATGTTTGTTTTCCTTTAATCACGCATACTAAAAATATGCGATATAATAATAACTCTTATATTTCTTCAACACCAGTAGCTAATGAAAAATTAAACTATAGAGATTTAAAACCAGCTATAAAGGTTAGAAAGATAATAGATGCTATAGAAAACACTTTTGATGAGATAACATTTAGTGGAGAGATTTTTAACACTACAGACTTTAATAGTCTTTATATGTGGATGCACAGAGAGAAAGGTTTTATGAGTAATGCAGATGAGGGTGGAGGTTTAACTATATTAGAAAATTTATTTCACTTACCTACTGATGAGGGTTTAACTATTGTTCCTGGTACTGGAGATGAGGCAAGACCTTTACAAGGTACACCTCCAGATATACTTGGTTTAAATGGTCAATTTGCAGCACTAAATATTAGAATTACAACCTCAGCAACAACTGATGAATTTGATTTTAGAGCTGAACACGGATATTGGGGAAATACACTTACTGAAAGTACAGGTAATACAGGCAGTACGTCTTATACATTTACAGTTCCTGTAGGTTATTATGATACGGCTAATGTTAGATTAATACTTACATCAACAAATACATTTAATATTGTAGATTACGAAATAGATGCAAGTTTAAACGGAATTTTGCAATGTACTTATGAAAGTGATTCTTTCTCACTAGCTAATACAGTAGTAATAGGTAGACATATGCCTAAGATGAAAGCTATTGACTTCTTAACTAACTTGTTTAAGATGTTTAATTTAGTAGCTTACAAGGTAGACAATACAATTAGAGTAGTACCTTTAAATGATTACTATGAAGAGGGTTTAAATTATGATATTACTAAATATGTAGATACAAGCAAAAACTCTATAAGTAAAGTATTACAATTTAAAAACATAGAATTTAACTTCCCAAGCAAAGAAAGTTTTTTAGTTAAAAAATCAGATGAATTACAAGGTGCTAATTTTGCTGGAGAAAATTATGGAGATGTAGAATGGGATGGCACAGATTATAAGATAGAGCCTATATTTGAAAAAATGCTTTATGAAAGATTATCTGACGAGCAACACGGAACTCTTACAACTATATGTCAAGGCGCTATGCTTGATAAAGACTTTAATGCTACTATTGGTAAACCATTATTGTTATATATAGCTAATCAAACTGCAACACCAAACTTTTTATTTGCAAATGCTGATGGTGGTGGCAATGAAACTGTAACTGCATATAATAGACCAAGTCAAGTATTAGTACAGTCTGGAGGTAGTGTTTTAGGTGCTTCAAGTTCTTTAAATTATGGTGTAGAAAGTGATGAGTTCTTTTTAGAGCCTAAAGGTACAAACTTATTAGCTAAATATTATTTAGACTATGTACAAAGTGTATTTAACAGACAGGCACGAATAAACAAAGTAGATGCTTATTTGCCTTTACATATTATTTTAAAATACGAATTAAATGATAAATTTGTAGTAGGTAATAAAACTTATAGAATAAATACAATAAAAACAAATCTATTAAACAACAAAAGTTCTTTAGAATTATATAGCTTATCGCAAAGTATAACAGGGATAGAAAACGACCAAACAGCAAGTTTAGGTAGATTAGCAAGTCTTAATGTTACAGTTAAAGGCTCAGACTTTATTACTATTGGGTGGACTGCTTTACCAAATCCTGTAGCTAATAATATTACTGGTTATGATTTATATGTAGATGACACATTTTCTCAAACATTACCAAATACAACTGTATCTAAAAAAGTAACAGGTTTACAAAGCGAGATAACATATAAGATTGCAATTAGAGTAAGATATACTATTGGTGGTGTTGTTTCTTTTTCAAATGATACAATAGCATATGGTACAACTTTACCAGCACCTACTGCTCTTGCAGAAAACGGAGATACGCTAATAACTGAACAAAGTGATACAATAATATTAGAATAATGATAAAGAATATATTAGAACTTTTAAAACACGCAAACGGAGAAACAGAAAACATCCGTATAGCTCAAGGTAAACATAAACTACCTTTAACTATAAAAGAGGGATATAAAGCACTTAAACAAGAAATACAATGGCGATAGAGAAAACAATATTAATAGACGTAGATAGTAAAGATGCTCAAAAGAGTATAAACTCATTAGACAAAGGACTTACAGGACTTGATGATAGTGCATCTAAAGGTGCTAAAGGAATTGGTGGAGTATCTAAGGCTTTTAAGGGATTAGGTACTGCTATTAAAGCTGCTGGTATTGGTTTAGTTATTGCTGCTTTAGCAAAATTGTCTGAAATATTTAAGCAAAACCAAAAAGTTGCTGATTTATTTAATACAGCATTTGAAGCAGTAAGTATTGCTTTTAATGATTTTGTTAGTTTTATTGTAGACAACTCTGGTGCAGTTGTAGATTTTTTTAAGTCAATATTTGAAAATCCTTTAGAAAGTGTTAAGGCTTTAGGTAGAAGTATTAAAGCTAATATAATAGAAAGATTTGAAAGTTTTCTTGATACTTTAGGATTTTTAGCAAGTGCAGTTAAAAAAGTATTTAGTGGAGATTTTGCTGGTGCATTAGAAGATGTAAAAAGTGCTGGTAAAGAAAGTATAGATGTTTTAACTGGTGTAAACAATACAGTAGATAAAGCTAAAGAAGTTATAGATAAAACAACAAGTTCTATTGTAGATTATACAAATAAAACTATAAAATCTGCTAAAGAAAATGTAAAACTTGCAAACGCAGCAGAGTTAGCAGCTGTTAAAAATCAAGGTCTTATTGAAAAATATGATAGACAAGCAGAACAACTTAGACAAACAAGAGATGATGAAAGTAAAAGTATTGAAGAAAGAATAAAGGCAAATGAAGATTTAGCTAAAGTTTTAGATGACCAAGAAAAAGCAATGAAAGAAAATGCAGCTATTCAAGTTGCATCTGCTGCTGCAGAATTAGCTATAAATAAAGAAAACATAGAACTACAAAAAGCTTATGCAGAAGCCTTAAACGAACAAGCAGCAATAGAAGCTCAAATAACAGGGTTTAGAAGTGAACAACAAACAAATGCTAATTCTTTATTAAGAGAGCAAAAAGATTTACAAAACGAACTTGCTTTAATTGGTAAAAGTGAAAGAGATATACAAAGAGAAGAATTACAACAACAATACTTAGAACAAAAAGAATTAATAGATAGAGAGGTAACAGACGAGATTGAAAAAAACAATTTATTATTAGTTGCTGAAGAAGATTATAAAACTAAACTAAAAGAATTAAATGATGGTTTTGATGCAGAAGATTTAGCTACTAAAAAAGCTAATGCTGACGCTAAAAAGAAAATTGACGATGCCACAAAAAATGCACAGATAGAAAATGCTGAAGCTGTTGGTGGTGCTATTGGTACTTTGGCTGGTATTGCTGGAGAGAGTACTGCTGCTGGTAAAGCTTTAGGTGTTGCTTCTGCAACAATAGATACTTATGTAGGTGCAAATAAGGCAATAGCAAAAGGTGGATTTGCTGGTATTGCTCAAGCCATAGCTATTATTGCTACTGGTCTATCTAATGTTAAAACTATATTAAGTACAAAAGTACCAAAGCCTTCTGTTGGTGGTGTATCTACTGGTGGTGGTGGAGAAGCTACTCCAGCCTTACCAGCACCCCCATCATTTAATATAGTAGGTGCGACTGAAACAAGTCAATTAGCAGATGCTATAGGTGGTCAAACACAACAACCTGTACAAGCGTATGTAGTAGCTAATGATGTAACAACTGCACAAAGTTTAGAGAATAATATTGTAGAGGGTGCGACATTAGGATAAATACAAAATAAATTAAAAACTATTATATATTAATATGCGAATAGTAGAACTAATATTAGACGAAGAACAAGAGATAGGGATAGAAGCTATATCAGTAGTAGAAAATCCAGCAATAGAAGAAGATTTTATTGCACTTAAATCACAAGAGTTTAAACTTGCTGAGGTAGACAAAGAGAAACGCATTTTAATGGGTGCTTTACTAATTCCAAATAAGCCTATATACAGACGAAACGGAGAAGATGAATACTACATATACTTCTCAAAAGATACTGTCTTAAAAGCCTCACAAATGTACTTAATGCAAGGCAAACAAAACAACTCAACCTTAGAACACCAATACCAAATAAACGGACTTAGTTTAGTAGAGAGTTGGATAGTAGAAGATAAGGTACACGACAAGTCTGTAAAGTATGGTATGGATTTACCATTAGGTACTTGGGTAGGTGCTGTAAAAGTAAACAACGATAAGATTTGGAGTGAGTTTGTTAAGACAGGTAAAGTAAAAGGGTTTTCTATAGAGGGTTACTTCGCTGATAAGATGGAACGACCAAAAGAGGCTATCAAAGATTTTAGTAGTGATAAAGTTCTACAAGAGATAGACGAAGCTGAGGCAGAATACTTATTAGCTCAAGTAAAGGCTATCATAAAAAATGACAAAAGATATAAGGGTGGTAAAAAGACTACTTTAGAAAGTTACTCTGATTATCCAAGTGGTGTTAAAAACAATGCAAAGAGAGGCTTAGAGTTAAACGATAAAGTAAACAACAAATGTGCGACACAAGTAGGAAAAGTAAGAGCACAACAATTAGCACAAGGTAAAGCGATAAGCGAAGAAACTATAAAACGTATGTACTCTTATTTATCAAGAGCAGAGGAGTACTATGATGAGGGAGATACTAAAGCGTGTGGTACTATCTCGTATTTACTATGGGGAGGTAAAGCTGGTAAGCGTTGGGCAGAGAGCAAACTAAAAGAATTAGGTGTATTAGAATTAGCAAGTGAAGTTGTAAGTGATACTATGGCTATTATTGATGATAGATTAGCTTATGCAACTAAAGAACTTGCTATAAAAGCTGCACAAGATATAGGATGTGATAAATACCACGAACACGAGTTTGAGGGTAAGACTTGGTATATGCCTTGTGAACAACACAACCTTAAAGCACCTTGTACTGCTGGTTATGAGCAATACGGAATGAAAATGAAAAATGGTAGATTAGTACCTAATTGTATTCCAATAAAATGAGAAAGCTAATAAAGAAATTTATAACACCAAGTAAAACAAGTCCTAAAGGTAAACGTAGAGGTTGTTTATGTGAGGATAACACTTACAAGATAGAGTGTTGTGATGGTAGCCTTAGAGCGCAAGGTATAGGAAAAGTATAACTAATAAATAAATTAATAAAATGAACACATTTCAAAAGGTATTAAATCAATTATCAAAAGCACAAAAGTTGCAAGAAAAAACAGAACTAACAACACAAAAAGTAGAGTTAGGAATTGTAGATGATTTAAACAAAATTTTAAAGCCATCAGAAGTATTAATAAAACAAATTAAGTCTTTAGATAATGACATAAATCAATTAGACAAAAATTCAAAAAGCAATAGTAAAAATATTGCTAAATTAAAGCAAGAAGTACAAAAACAGGAAGATAAAGTTTTTAAATTAGTAAGAGAATTTAGAACTTCAAGTAATGAATTAGAGCGAACGAAAAAACAATTTGATAGTGCAGTTTTTCAACAAAAGCAATATGTTAGTGATATTGACAAAAAGAACTCTAAACAAGACCCATTAATAAAAGAAGCGAAAAAAAATATAGCAACTTTTGATAAATTAATAGACGAAGCTGAAAAAATGGCACAAGAGATAGGTGTTAAAATACCTACAGGCTCTTTTTCTAAAATGAGAGATAGATTAAGAAAAGTAATCTAAAAATGCAAAATTAATTTTTAACACTTATATATTAATATGAACACGAATGATATGATTAGTAAAATCAAAGAAGTTCTAAACTTATCCGAAGAAGTTAAGTTAGAACAACAGACGTTAGAAAACGGAACTGTCCTTGAGGCAGAAGCGTTTGAAGCTGGTAACGAAATCTTTATCGTAACAGAAGATGA